ATTAATTGAAAAGGAAATCAAAACTCCAAAAAGAGAAAACGGTCGGATTTTCAACGATGCTATTATTTCAGCAACTAATTTCAATCAGGAATTAAGGATTACCAAAGTTGAAAGGCTGGATGAAGTTGCAAAAATCGTAAACGAATCGGATGAGAATTTCATCATCTGGATTAAACAGAATGAAGAAGGCGAACTATTGAAAAAACTGATACCGGATTCAATAGAGGTATCGGGTTCTGATTCCAATGAATGGAAGAAAGACAAACTGATCGGGTTTGCGAATAATGAGTTTCGGGTATTGATTACAAAGACAAAGATCGCATCATTCGGTATGAACTATCAGAACTGCCGGAATCAGGTCTTTGCTTCATTGGATTTCAGCTTTGAAGGATTGTATCAGTCAATCCGTAGATCGTACCGCTTCGGGCAAAAGAATCAGGTAAACATTTATTTGATTAACACCGATACAATGGCAAATGTGAAAACCGCTATTGACACAAAACAAAAACAATTTTTAACAATGCAGGAAGAAATGAGCAAAGCAATTAATGAAAATCTAAATGGTCAATTTATGGAAGAATCTATAATTGACACGGCCCCTGAAAAAACAGAATGGTATGATGTTAAAAGGGGTGATGCATTTGAATTAATAAAGGGAATTGAAACAGAAAGTATAGGATCTTCTATTTTTAGCCCTCCATTTTCTTCATTATATACGTATTCAAATTCAGTTGCAGATTTATCAAATGTTTTTTCACATGATGAATTTTACCAACATTTCGAGTTTATGATTCCTGAACTTTTTAGGATTTTAAAACAAGGTAGGCATGTAGGAATGCACTTAACTCAGCTCACAACTGGAATTGCAAAAGATGGTTATTATTCAATTATTGACTTTAGAGGCGAAATAATTAGATTGTTTCAAAAGCATGGATTTATTTTTCATGCAGAAGTCACAATTTGGAAAAATCCAGAATTGGCTGCAATTAGAACAAAAAACCATCAGCTAATGCATGGGAGCACCAAAAAGGACAGTGCAATTGTTCGTCCTGGGCTTGCAGATTATTTAATTGTGATGAGAAAACCAGGAATAAATTTAGAGCCTATAAACAACGAAGGGAACGGAATCCCTTTTGAAAAATGGTGTAAAATTGCTTCTCCTGTTTGGATGGATATAAATGAATCAGATACTTTACAGGGTTGGAGATCAGCAAGAGAAAATGATGATGAAAGGCACATTACACCAACTCAATTAGAAGTAATAGAAAACTATCTTCACATGTATTCAAATCCAAATGATACTGTTTTCACTCCTTTTATGGGAATCGGTTCTGAAGTTTATCAGGCTATTAAAATGGGAAGGAAAGGCATTGGTTTTGAGTTGAAAGAATCATATTACGATTTAGCAAAAAAGAACATTAGGACCGCAGTTGCGGCTAATTCTCAGCTAAGTTTAGGATTTTAATAGTTTTGTTAAATTGGTTTTAACTTGATTGGTTAAAGGCCCTTGGATTTTCTAAGGGCTTTTTTATTGATTTTTAAGAAATTGCAGAAATCTTGAAAAATATTTTTACTTTTTTTATTAAAAAGTTTGCAAATTAAAAAAGTAGTGTTACCTTTGTATCACTGCAACGGAGCAGGAACAAAAAAAAAGACAATGAAAGTACACTTAGCAAAAGAAAACGGAAAAGAAACACTTTGTGGTGGTAGAATCTCATCAGCAAAATCTTCAGGAGGTGGTTCTAATGGATCTAAAAGAAATCAATACTTTGATGTTGACGTGAACTACTTCACCACTTGTTCTACAAAAGAACGGTGTGTAAAATGTGACGCAGCGTTTCAACTACAAACTGCAAAATAAGCCCTCCGGGGCTTCGGCCCCTTAACTTTTAAACAAAGAAAAAAATGAAAAATTCGCATCAAATTAGAATTGCTTTTCGGTCTTTATTGGCTCAACACAATTCTAATCAATTAAATGGCATTGAAGGTCAAACAGCAAAAGTTATTAAAAATTTATACGAGTCGTTAGACCAGTTAAATCCAAACATGATATTTTACTTTTTAAATGGAGGTAAAACAATCCGAAACAATAAAATCTAATGCCTAAAGGAATCCCAAAGTCCGGCTCCAGAAATCCAGGGGCCGGGCGCAAAGCAAAATACGAAGGCCCAACAGAAACAATAGCCTTTCGGGTGCCAGTTTCTCACAAAGGGAAAATTACCGTAATGGTCCGAAATTATTTGAAAGAAATCAAAGCCTCTTAATTGAGGCTTTTTTATTTACCTTTGCAAAAAACAAAACTCCTATGCCTCTCAAATCCGGAAAAAGCAGAAAGACAATTTCCTCAAACATTCGAAAGGAGATAAAATCAGGCAAGCCCCGGAAACAGGCCATTGCTATTTCTTTGAGCAAGGCAGGCAAAAGCTATAAAAGAAAAGGGAAAAAGAAGTAATTATTTAAACCAAAAGCCTATGCCAGCAGGAAGGCCAACCAAGTATAAAGAACAATTTGCGGAACAAGCCAAAAAACTGTGCAAGCTTGGTTGTACTGATAAAGAATTGGCAGACTTTTTTGAAGTTAGCGAACAAACGCTAAATGCCTGGAAGAAAGAGTTTCCCGAATTTCTTGAGTCCTTAAAAGAAGGCAAAACGTTGGCAGATGCGAATGTCGCTCAAAGACTTTATGAACGGGCAATGGGTTACGAGCATCCCGAAACAAAGTTTTTTACCGTTTCAAAAGGAGATTTTATTCAAGAAATTGAAACTAGGGAAACAATCAAATTTTACCCGCCTGATACAACCGCTGCCATTTTTTGGCTAAAAAACAGGCAACCCGACAAATGGAGGGAAAAACAGGAGGTTATGCAAACCAACTTCGAAGGCATTCGGGTAATTTCAGGAGATGATCCACCGGAAGGGGAATGATTTGAAAAATACAAAGGTTGAAAGTGTTTTTGGCTGGTTTCGCCTGACCAAAACTAAAAAAAGTACAACTTGAAAATTGAGATTAACAGGAATTGGTGGTTGAAATGGTATTGGCCCTTTTACGAAACCATTTACAAAAAGGAGGGCCACTACGGTACCCGACAGTCTGCTAAGTCTCACAATGTTGCCCGAAAGCTAATTTACCACACTTTTAAGCCCTATCAATTTAATGTAATCCACGCCAGGAAAGTATATGCTGATATTGACGGTTCAACTTTTGCCCTTTTGACCTCCCTTGTCAATCGCTATTTTCCAGACGATTTTAAAATCCTGAAAAGCCACCATACTTTAATAAATAAGCACACAGGCAACTGGTTTCGGGGTTTGGGGATGGATAAACCAGAAAAAGCCAAAGCGGTTGAAGGTGCTAATATTGCATGGATGGAGGAGGCTAATCAATTTGATTTGCAAGACTATCATTTTATTGATACAACAATTAGAGCCGAAGCCGATTCTCCAATTTCAATCATTAAAACCTGGAATCCGGAATCTGCCGAACATTGGTTAAAAAAAGAAGTTGATAAGTTTTCAGATGATCCCGATTGCCTGTATCACAAATCCTCGTTTTGGGACAATTACAAAATAGACCGGGAGGCCCTACACGAAAAGCTTTTGACAATCAAAGACGGAAACGGTTGGGAGGGAGAACAAAGGTACCGGGTTTGGGCTTTGGGCGAATGGGGAATAGAGGATCCAAGTAGTCTTTTTGCCAAAGAATTTAATGAGGAAATCCATGTTTTCAAGGGCTCAATTAAAGCCAAACCAGAATTAGACCTGATTCTTTCGTTTGATTTCAATGGTGAAAACAGCGGCGGGAATACTTGTTTGGTTGGTCAGATTGATTTCAACCCACCCGACAAAAAGTATTGGGCTGAAATCAGGGTTTTGAAAGTATATCGGATTGCGGATTTGGAAGTCCTTTGTCAAACGATTCTGGCAGAATTTCCTGGGTTATTTTATGTCATTAATGGGGATGCCTCCGGTGGTTTCAAAAGTGCTTTGACCTTGGATAACAAATCTGCTTTTCAACTTATTCAAAATTACCTGAATGTCTCAAACGAGCAAGTCAATGTGGCGATGTTCAACCTTTCGCACATTTCAACCAAACTACATACTAATCTGGTTTTGAAGAAAAGCCGGGTTTTCTTCAA